GCATCGCAGCCATGTGTACGCGGATATGCGCCTCGTGGTCCTGATGCCGGAATGCCTTCAACGGCTTGCCCTTGAGCACCTGCATGTTCTCGGTCACCGGATCGGAAGGCTTCAAGTCCTCCTCGAGTGGCACGAGCTTGTCTGCATTCTTCAGTCCCAGCGTCTCGAGCATGCTGCGATGCAGTTGCGGCAGGTCGTAGATGTCCGGCGCCATCTGGGCCATCTGCACCGCAGCCTGGAACTGCACCACACGCTGGCTCATGGTCGCCGCGTTGGGGTCGGACACCGGGAAGATGTCCGTGTACTCGTAGTCCTCACGCCGGGCCTGCGGACGTCCCGTGGCAGGCACGTGGTCGTAGCTGTCCTCGGCGTAATCCCGGATGATCCCCGCCAGCAGCCGCAGCTCCTGCTTGAGCGAGTAGTGCACGCGCGCCTGCACCGCGGTGAGCACCTTCAGTTGCCGCTCGATCAGCGCCAGCGTGGTCCCCACGGGCGCCTGCGCCGACATGTCCGACACCTTCATGTCGGCCGTGGCTGCAAACCGCCGCCCTTCCTCCACGATCGTCCCCAGCAGGGCCGCCAGCGTGGCGCTAGGCTCCTTGTAGGGCAGGGGCAGGATGTTGTCGCGGATCGCCCCAGAGGCCACATCCACGTCCCGGAACTCGCCCGGGGCGATCGGCGTGTCGTCCCCCTTGATCCGCAGCCCCCGTGACTTCAACCCACCCGGCAGGTTGGCCAGCGTGCCGGCGTCCACCAGCTGGCGCAGCAAGCTCGTGGCGGACTTGGCGAAGCCCCCCAACAGGTGGAACAACCCGAATCCGTACGCCCCGAACCCGGGGATGTACTGGTAGTGCACGAAGTGCTGCCGCTTGAGCTTGAGGGGGTCGTTCTCGGCCCAGTTGCGCCGCACCGACAGCACCGTGGACGTGCCATCCAGTACCGTGACCACGTAGGGCAGGGCAATCTCGTCGACCAACGAACCCGACTCGGCGGCTTCCTCCTCACCAGTGGTCGTGTCCGTCGTCCCCCGCGCCCGGCCCGTGGCATACGCGGACAGTGACACATCCACATGTACTTCGTACAAGGTGAAGTAGTCCGGGTCCATCTCGGAGAACCCCGTCTCCTCATCCTTGGCATCGCGGATGTCGTCGTTGTGGGGCACGGGATCACCCAAGTCCACCACACGGTAGAACCCTGACGCCTGCAGCTTACGAATCTCGTTGCGCGTCTTGCGCATACGGTGCGTGACCCTGAAACACGTCTGGATGTCCGTCGTCCCGTACGGCAGGATGATGTCCTCCGCCGGGATGAACAGCGACATCTGCCGCCCCATGGACGGGTCGTAATAGACCTTCTTGAACGCACTGCCTGCGGCTGGCAGGCTCCACAACATCTTCTCGTGCTCGGGCCGGAACTCCAGCATGCGCTCGGTCAGCTGGTAGTTCATATCCTCCTCCACGCGGGCCGCCGCTTCGCGTTTGTCCGGAGTCTCCTTACCCACGATCTTGGTCCGCACGGGGCCCCGCGCCGGGAACGTCTCCGTGACTGTCTCGGACTGGAACCGTACGATCGCCTCAGTCAGCAGCGGGTGTGTTGCACCGCATGCACCGGTCCAAGGCTCGCTGCGTTCCTCGTACTTCAACCCCAGCAGCTTGAGCCCTTCCACGTAGGCCCGCTCCCAGTCACTGCGACTGGCGAGGTCGCGCCGAGTCTCATCCAGCAGATCCGTGGCCAGCCGGGCCAGCACGCTCTCGGGCAGCGTTTCCGCGAGGTTGGCATCGAACTGGGCCGCCTCACTGCCCACACCCGACAACGCCTCGGCAATCAACGCCGCCTCAGCCATTGCGCCGTCGTCCAGCAGCAAGGTGGTCTCGTCAGGCTCCTCGCCGTCGGGCAGCAGCACCTCGATCGGGGGTTCGGAAGGTAGCTCGGCTGCGGGTTGAGCGTTCGCCGGGTCGTACCCGAGGGGCGCTTGGTTCAACGTGGTGTCGATATTGGTTGCCATGATTCAATCATCCCTTGGCACGCCGCTTCAGCGTGGCCGAATTCGTCGCGGGGTTGTACTTGTACGCGCTGGCGGGGTGCTCACTGCGCGCAGAAGCCCGGTCAAGGGCGCGCTCTTTGGTAGTTATGTTGTTATGGGCCTGCCCAGCGGGGGTCAGTCGTTCGGAGTCCATCTCCATGTGCCCACGCTGGCGCAGGATCTTGACCGCCATCTCCCGAGAGCCGACCTGCGCAGTCAGTCGCGCTACCAACGAGTTCGCACCCATGTGTTTCTGTGTCGCCATCGCAGGGCCTTGATCAGTAGTACGCCGCACGGCGCGGCAAGGATACCCGGGTGTCATCATGCACGTCGGAGGCAAGCCGTACCAGCCCACCTTGCCGCACGCGCATCAACGCCAGCGTGCAGGCATCCACGCAGTCATCATGCTCCCCCACGGGGAACGTCACCAACTCCTCGATCACTTCATCGGCCCACTGTGTCTCGGGGAACCACACCTGCCCACTGGCAAACATGTCCACGATGGCGTTGAGTCGGGCGATCTTGTCTTGCCCCTTACCCGGGCTGAACTCCTGCACGAAGATCCCTGAGCGGCGCATCTCGTCCACCAGCGGCTGCCCCGAGGCTTTCGTCTCGACAATCACGCTGTCGGGCTCCCAGTCCGCCGCCTGCTCATGCGCCATGCGCTTGAGTTCAGGGAATTCCCACCGCCCGCGCACGCAGTTCAGCAGAATCACGTTGTCCACGTCGTTGTCGTCGCGCCATACCCCCCAAGTCTGGCACACCGAGTAGTCCGAGCGCGCTTTCGTCGTGAGCGCGGTGTCGTACGCCTGCACCACGAAGTCCACCTCCGGAGGTTTGGCATGCGGCCAGCGCCGGCACTGGGCTCGGGTGACCAATGCGGACTCGGCCGCGGTCGGGTTCTGCTGATATTGCGCATTCCACTGCCAGAGCACCATGGATGCACGGGTGCGCTGAAGGCTTTCCAGGGACCACTGCTCTGGCCAGAGCGACTTTTCGATCGTGGCGGGCGTTTCCGGGTCGAAGTCAGGCGCCTCTGGGGTGTACGCGGGGTTCTTGACCGTCAAAAGGGCCGGAAACTCGAACATTTCGTACTGGTCAGCGTCCGGGTTCATCGCACCGTCCTTCAACAACCGCCCGATGAGGTCTCGGGTATGCCACCGGGTATGTAGAACACACACGCGCCCGCCGGGCATGAGCCGCGTACGCAAACCGCTGCGGAAATACTCGTAGACGGAGTCCAACAGGTCCGTGTTTCCCGACTTCACATCCTGTTCGGATATGGGGTCATCGACGATCAGCAGATGCGCGCCACGGCCAGCAATGGCACCGCCCACACCAACTGCGTACACCTCGCCGCCCTGAACCGTCGACCACTTCCCCGCAGCCTTGGCGTCCGCGGAGATGGACACCCCCGGGAATATCGCCTTGTAGGCGCTGCTCTGCATCAGATTGCGAACCTTGCGGGCCATATCCACGGCCAGATCGCCCGTGTGCGAAGCGATGATCAGCTTGTGGTCGGGGTGCTTGCCCAGATACCACGCCGGGTAGTAGATGGAGATCATGGTCGACTTGCCGAACCGGGGCGCCATGGACACGGCAACCCGGTCCTTTTCACCCGTTTCCACTTGCATCAGCAGTCCGCCGAGGCGCTTGAGGTGCACGCCGAACTTGTAGGCGGGCTCCACCATCGCAATGAAGGCCAGGAAGTCGTCCTGCGCCAACTGCACCCGCTTGCGCTGTTCCAACTCCTCGATCAAGGCAAGCGTCTGGGCCATCTCGTCCGCAGTCATCTGCGGCAGGCGGGCCAGCAACTGCTGGCGCACTGCAGGGTCGATCACGCCCCCGCCAGCCGATCGCGCAGCCGGAAGCCCAGCAGCGGCCAGATTTTGTTGACGGCGTTCAGCAGCGCGATCTTCCGGCCGATCTCTGCGTCGAAGTTCTCCGGGCTGGCACAGGCGCTTTCTCCCGTGACGGTGAATCCGTTGCGCAGCACCAGGACGCAGAAAGTCAACAGGTCAAGCGGCGAGGTGTCGCGCGGAGGTGCGAAATCGACGCCGGAGGCGGGCGGAAGACCGGCGGCCTGGGCCGCGGTGAAGTAGTGCTCGCTAACGATCTCCGCCTCGATGTCGGCCGGAGTGACGCGCGGTGCGACGGACGCGCGGGCTTGGATTTCTTGTTCGATCGGGTCGATGTTGTTCATTTCGTGCTCCTTCACGTTGCGGGGCCCAGAAGGCGCGCTTCGAGGTCTTCCGCGGTCATCGGCAGTGCCTGAGTCGGCACAACCGGTGCGGGGGCCACGATCTCAGCCTGCTCGGCGTCGATTGTCTTCATCAGGCGCTCACGCAGCAACTGCTCGAGTTCCGCAGTGGGGCGCTGGCGCATCGTGATCTCGGTTTTCTCAGTGAACAACCCCACGTCGGAGATTTTCCCGAGCAGTTCGTAGCACCGGATTCGGATGCGCGCATCGGGGTGGCTGGAATCCTGAATCAGCCGGTTGGTCACGTAGGTCCGAATCTGCGCAGCAGACTGCACCACGAGGTGGTCGTACTCACTCAGCAGCGCCTTGATCTGCACCACCGCCCCGGGAGAAGACAGCACCTTCTCAGTGGCCTTGGTGGGGTCCGCCAGTACCGCGTGCGCGGCACTGATGTCTTCCTCGGAAACCTGCACCCCCTCGGTGGCCACCTCGGCAATGGCACGAAACGCAGCGTCCACCCGCTCCCGCAGGTCCGCGTAGGACGGGGGAAATGGGGCGAAGGGGATATCGGTGTCGATGTCAGCCACGTACATGGCGTGCGAGCGTACCAGAGGGAGCAGCGCAGGGGAAGCGAGCCTGCTGTAAACATTGTAAAGAGACCCCCGTGGAATTTCTAAAATTTTTTGGGGCGGGGTAAATAATTATCCTGCTAGGAACAGCTTGATTATGTAAATAGCTATTCTATGAGGGGTGCGCAATAATTGGATTGTGTAAATAGCTATTTCTTAGCGTGGTTGGACTGTGTAAATAACTACCCCACTAGGAACAACTTGATTGTGTAAATAGCTATTTTATGAGGCGCGCGTGGTGGTTGCGCCCAGAGAAAACGCGCGGGACTCCAAACCACCAATAGGGGCCCCCCGGGGCCGGTGGGGGTCCGCCGGGACGTGGATTACCCGGTAAATAACAATTGACACTGTAAACGATTGGTGTATAATTCATTTCGTGGCAGGCAATTCCGCCGGCCACGCACTTAGGGGCTACTCATGAAAGCGTTTTCTTCCCTCACTTCGGTGTCCTTCGACGCGCACGGCGCCGTGATCGAACGGGCGTGCGCAGTGCACGCCCGGATCACGGACGCAGCGGATCTGCGCCGTGATGGCGTGATCACGAAGGAATTGAATCTGTTTAT